TGAATCAGTACAGAAATAAGATAGTATATGATTCTGCAACCGGCGAGATACGCGATGACCGTAAGCATATGTCAATGCTTGAAGACTTTTGGCTACCTCGCCGTGAGGGTGGAAGAGGAACCGAGATCACAACCTTACCGGGCGGAGAGAATCTAGGTCAAATCGATGACATCATTTTCTTCCAAAAGAAGCTGTATCGCGCGTTAAATGTTCCAATCTCACGCATGGAGCCAGAAACTGGGTTTAATATTGGAAAATCGTCAGAGATTACCCGCGACGAGATTAAGTTTCAGAAGTTTGTCGATAAGATGCGTAAGAAATTCTCATTACTTTTCTTTGAAGTACTTAAAGTACAACTTATCTTAAAAGGCGTTATTACTCTAGAGGATTGGCCTGAATTCCGTGAATGTATGGTCATTGACTATAAGAAAGATAACCACTTTTCTGAATTAAAGGAAAATGAGATATTGATGGATAGGGTCAACATGCTGACTCAGCTCGCTCCATACGTGGGTAGGTTCTATTCAGAGCATTGGATACGTCGTAATGTTCTTCGTCAAACTGATGAAGATATCGAAGTCATGGATGAACAGATTTCAGAAGAAGGATCCAATGACACCTATAATCAACTCAATGATTTAGAGATGACTGACGACAAACAAACTGCTGCAGATGGTGAAAATGAAGAGGTTTTAGATGATTCTGATGAAGAAAATGATAAAAAATCTCAAAAATCTAATAAAAGCAAGGCAATAAAGAAGCCTTCTAAAAAATAAAACATATAAATAGATAATACAAATGAATCTTTCTACGAATGTTTCAAATTTAGTTAGCTCTCTCGCTAAAGGTAAAATGTCAGAAGCTGAAACTTATTTTACTAGAGCTATGACTGAAAAGATGAATTCAGCCTTAGATGAACGCAAGATTGCTATTGCGAGCCAAATATACAATAAACCTTCTTTAGAATCACAAGCCGATAAAACAGTATGAAACTCATCTCAGAAAGTTTAGATTCTAATATTCAGCTTATTTCAGAAGGAACTGGCGCGGATAAGAAGCTGTACATCAGTGGAGTTTTCATGCAGGCCGAACAAAAAAATCGTAATGGACGTATATATCCTAAGAAAGTATTATTTCCTGCAGTTCAAAAATATGTTACAGAGCAAGTAAGCAAGGGTCGTGCAGTTGGAGAATTAAATCATCCTGACGGTCCTACAGTAAATTTAGATAAGGTTTCTCATCGTATTACTGAACTTACTTGGAACGGTGATGATGTAATGGGTAAAGCTCTCATACTTAATACTCCATCGGGTCAGATCGTAAAAGGTTTACTCGAAGGCGGAGTTTATGTAGGTGTTTCAACTCGCGGAATGGGCTCATTAGAACGAGTCGGCGACGCGATGTATGTAAAAAATGATTTTATTCTTGCTACCGTTGACATCGTACAAGATCCATCAGCACCAGATGCATTTGTAAATGGAATAATGGAAGGTGTTGAATATTTTGTAAAAGGTAATGAGATCGTAGTAGAAAAAATACAGAAGAAGATTCATAATATGTCTTCAAAGCAATTGGCAGAAGCTCAAGTACAATTATTTAAAGATTTCTTAAAAGAGATCTCAAACAAATAACTAAGTGATATAATGAGTTTTTTGCAAAAAGAAAAATTTTACGTTATGGGTGGGACAAAGGGTATTCTTAAACATGGAGACGTGAATATATGCCTCGAGTCGAAATTGAATAAACAGAGACTGAAATTAAGCTTCTTATCGAGCGAAGATTTCCTCTCAAAACTTTAACCGCTATAATATTTATAGTAGGGAAAAAACACTATGTCAAATAAATCAAAAGATCGACTCGATCTCATTGAAGACATCACTGTTGAGGAACTACGCGCAGATGGACTCGTTGAAGACGTTGAAGTTTCTCACGAGGAACCATCTACAGAGAAGAAGCTCGATGGTAAAGCAGTTGAAGCAAAGAATATTGAAGTGAAAGCTTCAGTAGACTCTTCAAAAGCCGCTCAAGACGCGACAAAGGAAGCACCTTATAATAAAACTAAAGGTGAACCAAAAGGACCGTCTGAACCAGCCGAAGTCAAAAAGGCCGAAGATGCTATAGCAGCAGGTATTGCAAAAGTAAGTCAGGCACCATTGAATAAAGTTCATGGCAAGCCAACTGACGTTTCAATTCCTTCTGTAACAGAATCAGAAGCTCCAAAGACAAAAGCAGGTATCATCAATGCTGTCTATCAACATATGTCAGAAATGACGACCGAAGAATTGGCGAACGTGTACCAAACGCTGACGAATCCTAGCGATATCCATCAAGCGCCGTACAATAAGCCAAATCCAGACGATGCAGTTGAGCCTAAACTGGGCGTGAAAACACCTGGTCAGGAAACTCAAGTCTTAGTAGACGAAGAAGATGCAGAAGATGCAGAAGAAAAGAAGCATGAAGACGACAAAGATTCCGAAGAGGATGAAAAGAAGTCTGAAATGCCAATGAAGAAAGATGATGAAGACGAAGAAGATTCAGAAGAAAATGAAGAAGAAGCAAAAAAGAAAGTTGAAGAATCAATCAACGCTCTTTTAAAAGCTGAAAAATCATTAACTGAAGAATTCCGTTCTAAAGCTTCAGGACTTTTTGAATCTGCAGTAAAGACAAAAGTGGCAAAACAAGTTCTCCGCCTAGAGGAAAACTACAAGACACAGTTAAACGAAGAGTTGGCGAAAGCTACTCAAGGTTTAGCTGAAAAAGTCGATAGCTATCTTAGCTATGTAGCCTCCACATGGATGGAAGAAAACAAAGTAGCCATTGAGTCAGGTCTTCGTACAGAGATTGCGGAAAACTTTATCAACTCTCTCAAGAGTGTGTTTAAAGAATCCTATATCGAAGTTCCAGAAGCAAAAGAAAACTTAGTTGATACTCTCAACAAAGAAGTTTCTAAGCTCGAAGAACAATTACTCAAGACGACAGAATCCAATATGAAGCTCAACGAGACTGTAAACACTTTAAAGCGTTCACAGATCCTCGCAGAAGCATCCGCTGATCTCGCCTCAACAGAGGTAGTAAAGCTAAAATCTCTCACAGAATCAATCGGCTTCGATGATGTAAAGACTTTCCAACAGAAAGTAAAAAGTATCAAAGAGTCTTATTTCCGTAAGAATGTCATCTCACCCAAAGAAAACGAAATAGAAGTAGTTTTAAATGAAGACGGCCAAGAGGTCGATCTTAATCCAGTAATGGAAGCTTATTCTACAGCAATTACAAGGGCTTTAAAACAGCCTTAAAAAACTAACAAAACAAAATCAGGACACTAACATGTTCAACTCAGAAAACCTAATCAAAAAGTGGGCACCAATCCTTGAACACAAGGATCTCCCAAAGATCAAAGACACATACCGCAAGTCAATCACTGCGGTTATCCTTGAGAATCAAGAAAAAGCAATGCGCGAAGAGCGTGCTCAATCTTCATTCCAAGCTATCAACGAAACAGCAGCTAATGCTACTACAGGTGGCACAGGCTACATGGCTAATTGGGATCCAATCCTTATCAGCTTAGTACGCCGTTCAATGCCTAACCTCATTGCTTATGATATCTGTGGCGTTCAACCAATGAGCGGTCCAACAGGTTTAGTATTTGCTATGAAGAGCAAGTACACATCGCAAGGTGGCACAGAAGCAATGTATAACGAAGCTAACGATGCTTTCTCAGGCACCGGTTCAATGGGCAGCGATTCTTCTTCACTTCCTACCGTAACTGGTGGATCAGGTGCAGATGCAGATGGAGTAAATGACTCTTTTGCAAATGGCGTTGGCATGAGCACAGCTTATGGTGAAGGTCTTGGTACTGGTTCTTCTGGTGCTGGCAGCTTTGCACAGATGGCTTTCTCAATCGAAAAATCCACTGTTACAGCTACAACACGTGCACTCAAAGCTGAGTACACAATGGAATTAGCTCAAGATTTAAAAGCAGTTCACGGTCTAGATGCAGAGTCAGAATTGGCTAACATCCTTTCCGCTGAAATCTTAGCTGAAATCAATCGTGAAGTTATCCGTACAATCAATGTTAAATCTATCTTAGGTTGCCAACAACAAGGCATCGCAGTCCCAGGTACATTCAACTTGTACACAGATGCAGATGGTCGTTGGTCCGCAGAAAAGTATCGTGGTCTATTAGTTCAGATCGACCGCGAAGCTAACAAGATCGCTAAAGATACACGTCGTGGTAAGGGCAATTTTGTACTATGTTCTTCGGACGTAGCTACAGCTCTTGCAGCTTCTGGTACTCTTGATTACGCTCCAGCATTATCAACTCAATTAGAAATTGATGATACAGGTAACACTTTCGCAGGTGTTCTCAATGGTCGTATCAAGGTTTATATCGATCCATATGCAACAGTTGACTACGTCACAGTTGGATACCGTGGAACAAATCCATATGATGCTGGTTTATTCTATTGCCCATACGTACCATTAACTATGGTCCGTGCAGTTGGTCAATCAGACTTCCAACCACGTATCGGATTCAAGACACGTTACGGTATGATCGCTAACCCATTCGCTGAATCCCCAACAGCACCACAAAATGGTGTTGGTAACAATCGCGCGAATAAGTACTTCCGTATCTTCGCGGTTAAAGGCGTTCTAAGTCCAGCACACCCAAGTAATTAATCGTTGAGTACAGTTTAATCTGTATTTAATAAATTACTAATAAAATTAAGCCACTCCGAAAGGGGTGGCTTTTTTTGTTTATAGATATTATTAACAATAAGGTATATAAATAAGAGTATAAATGAGTAACTTAACCGCTAATAAAAATTATCTTTCTCCAACGGGGTTTAAAGTAACAATAAACTCCACATCGTTTGCTAATATGGAGTATTTTTGCATTCGCACGTCAGTTCCTTCTATTAGTTTAGGCGAGATATCTCTTCCATTTCGTGCAACATCTAATTATGTATCTGGAGAGCGTATTGAGTGGGCTCCATTTGAGATGACATTTCAAGTATCTCAATTTCTTGAAAATTATGCAGAACTTTATAACTGGATTACAAATAATGCAAAATTAGATAAATTTGTAAAATCTGATATGATACTTTCTATTCTTGATGCGCATAATAATGTATCAAAACAAATTAGGTATGTTGATGCTTTCCCTACATCAATTGGATCGATTGATTTACATACTCAGAATACTGATGTTGAATACGTAACTGTAGATGCTTCATTTAGATATTCTTACTTTGAATTTTTATAATTTACTTTGTCAGTCGTTTGTGATAATTTAATACATTATGTTAAACATTGAAGAACTGCTTGTAATGTGGAAAAAAGATTGTGAGATTGATGAAATGGCACTTGATGAATCATCGCTCGCAGGAATAAAACTTCATTCTAAATATCTCGAATTACATACTGTTATAAAACTGCAATTAAAGAAAAAAGAGTTAGAACAACAAGTATTATTAAGAGATAAATGGTTATACTTTAATGGTAAGATGGAAAAAGAAGACATGGATAAGCGCAATTGGCCTTACGATCCATTTAATGGATTAAAGATCATGAAATCAGACATGGAATATTATTTTAATGCAGATCCTGAATTACAAAAAAGCGAGGAAAGAATAACGTATTTAAAGACTATGCTTGAAACTCTTGAAGAGATACTAGGAAATCTTAAGTGGCGGCATAGCACGATAAAAAATTGTATAGATTGGCGTAGATTTACTTCAGGAGGTTAATAATAAATCTAACTGATGATATCGAAACGAGTTGATAATGCAGGTCCAAAAGATCAGCTATGGGCCAAATGGAATCTTTTGAGTGGAGATGAGAGACACGCTTATTTTGAACATGCGGATATGCTTGTGAAAAAAGGATACTTAGATAATCCTGATAATAGAGATATACTTGATATAGCTTTGTCAATATTTGCTTCTAAATCTGCCATGATAAATAAAGACACTACTAATAGTAATCATGGTAATATTAAAGATAAAAAAGAAGAATGAGGTCTTTGTTAGAATAGACTGTGACGATAGCGGCACTCTTCAAGAACTGAGTGAATTTTTTACGTTCTTTGCGCCAGGCTATAAATGGATGCCCAGCTATAAGAATAAGTTTTGGGATGGCAAGGTTAGACTCTATAATTCTCGCGATCACACGTTATACGCCGGTTTAGTACCTTATCTTAAAGAATTTG